ATAGCTAAAACCACCTATGCCACTAAATAAATCTACTATTTTAAACATTGTCTCTCGCAGTAGTTGCCTCGTATTCACCTCTGCTCATACTACCATCTATGGTGCCAAGCCACTTACGACCACCACTTGTGCTAAATGAATACTTTGCAATTCTGCCCTCTTGTATAAGCTCTCTTACTATTCCATCTATCATACGTTGTGTGCAGTTGTTAAGCACATTAGGTGCGTCTGTATCAGCAGACATACGTTGTAAGATAGCATCTGCACCAGACTGTTGGGTCATGGCTCTCCCTTCTCTCTCACAATCTGCAATCCAATTGAATAATGCAGTCTTTTTAATTTCTTTATTAGTGCCACTATGAAGCCTTGATATGTCATCACTCCTATCTAATAACAAACCACTAAACTCATCTCTTATAAAATGTCTAATGTTCCTATTTGCAGGCCCGTTTGATTTCACAACTGCACCATCAAAACATTTGTTTCTTTGATAATCTATGCCAAGGTCTTGGCAACGTCTTCTACCAGTGGCTTCATCAACTTGCCACAACGCAAAAGCACAACGAACACCATCAACTAATGCAGACGTACCTCTGATCATATTTCTTGCTTGTTCTGGTGTACTAACAACTGTATCTTCTTTGATCTTTGTCATGTGATGACACATAATAACTGAAGCACCAGTTTCTGTGGCTATTTGTGCAAGTAAGCCAGTCAATGCCGCACCCGCCGCTGGGTCTGCATTAACATCTGCGTGTACAAAAGATGCCAATGGATCAAAAACTATGAGTTTTAAGTTCTTCATTTGTAGTATTTGTTCGTAAAGTTTATCAAATTCATCGCTTGTTCTATAGCCATCATGTGTTTCTTGTAATATAGGAAACACGCCACCAACATTAGGCAAACTTACAATTCTTAATTCATGCTCATAGCTTGACCTTTGATTGTCTATGTCAAGCCTTTCTATTCTTCTGTGCATCTCTGCCTCATCATCTTCAGCAGTAAATATAATAGAATTACCAAACTCACTAATTGTGCCACCAAAAGATTCTGACATGGGTAAACCACTTGATACTTTCATAGCTAAGTCAAGTGTCATCATACCTTTACCAGCATCTCCTGCGGCAGAAAAAATAATTGGTACAGCTAATGGAAGAGTGTTCGCTATCAAAAACTTCTGTATTGGTGCATCACCAACAAATCTATTTATCAATAAACTATCATCAAGAAGATTAATATTCTTCTTAACTTGCTTCACATTTGTGTTAAGAAACTCATTTATGTTGAATTGTTCGGCTACAGCGTCCACAACATCCCATCTTTCGGGCTTACCCCTTGGTGGCGTTAATGTAGTTACTGATTTAACACCAGCATTTAATGCAAGTTCTTGAACAAGCTCTGCTAGTTTCCGACCTGCATTATCATTGTCTGGCCATATTATGAGTTCTTTTTCATGCAACGGAGAGAAGTCAAATAGATTTGCAGATTTCTTGGACAACATGCCAGCACCACCCATTGTGCATGTGGCAGTATAACCAAGATCATTAAGTGCATCTGCACACTTTTCACCCTCTACCCATATTATTTTTTCTGACGCAACTATGTTCGGTATATTATAGAGTGGTCTAACATCTGGCATCTTTGGATAATTACTGCCACCAGTGAACTGCCTAAACTCTTTCTTAGGCTTACCATGACTATCTAAAATAGGGTTGCCCTCATCATCCTTTGCGTTGTATCTGCGAACAAGACAAAGCAGTTCACCTTGTGCATTAAGATACTTATGTTCGCTATCATAGGGTGTGTTTAGATTTATCTGTTGTATGTTAGGGTCAACAATAGAACTTATTTTTTCAACTGGTCTTGGTGCATCATCATCTAAATAATTATTAAAAAATTCTTTAACTTCAGGCAACTTCATATTTCTGCCCTCCATCAATATTTTAACAATACCTCCAACTCCATCTGCACCATTAAAATCTTGACCTTTCATAAAATATGGTGATCTAGGGTTAATGTCTATTTTAAGAGATTTACCTGCCTCTCCACCAAGCGATCCAATAGTAAATTGATCACCTCTAACAACACCTTGTGGATATGTATCTTTGAGTAAATCAATCTGAACATGTGCTGGAACTTTCTCACTAATTAACTCAACAAGCTCCCTTGCATCCATAGTCCTTTTACTATTGCCAAACTTTATAATGTTCATTACCATTCCCCTTGATGGCGGCACCTTGCTACCTTCCGTGTCGCCATCAACCCTGCTCCCAACATGTGTCTGCAAACTGACAAAACTTACATTCAAAAACATCTCTGTTCTGTGCTATTCTAGGCAACATTTCATTTTGCTTAGATGCTCTTAATATATCAACTGCCCTATCACTAGCATATTGTGCTAAATTCTGATTAAACGGAACTAACTCGTAAAATATTTCACTAGTATTTTTGTTGATAACTGTGAACAAACAAGGGTTGTCTGTTAGCTCCATATATGCTTGGTACAACGCAACTTGAACCTCATAAGTGGGATTGGCTTTTATGCCTTTCATTTTAAAGTCTCTAAACTTTTTTTCATTGGCAGACTTGCACTCCCACAACATTGGATAATCTACACTCAAAGGTCCAGAACAAATAACACCATCTATATGACCCTTGATTTCATCCTCTGCTATGGAAAAACCAAATTGTTCGCCATTACTGTCCATAGTTCTTATGTCAAATCCAGCGTTTCTAATCCAACCAGCCATACTTGTTTCCAACTCATGCCCTAACTGAAATACCCTTAAAGTCCTAGCGTTAAACTTTTTTTCTTCATCAGGTTCACAACCAGTGTATATGTATTGTATTTTTCTTGCACACTTATCCCCCAACATTGATGCACCTAGATACTTACGCTTCGGTTCTTTCCTATTTTTGTCTACAATAGTTTGATCAATGACTTCCTCAAAAAGGTATTTCGTCTTCGTTGATTTCTGATTCATCTTGCTTTTCATAGACATATTCAAGAAGTAGTTTGTCGAGTCTGTCCTTTGTGTATTGTTCATCTGAATCTATCCTTTTTGAGAATTGCATAATTAATATTGTGACGAGTATTTCATCTTCACTAAGTTCGCTTAACTTTTTATCCCAACCAATTCTTGTAAATAATTTAGTTAAGTTTTTTAATGAATCGTCTCCGATTGTGGGTTTATCCATCTACCTTCTCCTTCTTTATACATGGCACCCTCTGCCATTGTTACGCCTTCAAACTTGGCGATAAAACTTATGTTTAAAACATAATTCTTATTTTTATCCATCACATGAATTAATCCATTTTGTATTTTATCCGCAGTAACGTCTGGGTGATCATCAAAACTAAACTGAACAAACATCTTGCCATCTTTAAAGTTTTCAACACCTGCATCATTTTCTTCTCGAATAGTATATTCAATTACCATTCTTGCCATCTTTTGCCTCCAAAGCTAATGCAGCGTATCCAATAATATCAATCATGTTATCATCAACTTTTGGATTCTGACTGTTTCTAATTTGTTTAATGCCAATCATAGCTCTATAAACATCGTGTATGTCTAAAGGCTCTTTTAACTTTTTCCTTAATAATATATTCCACATCTGAGCTATGTATGTATGTGTTTCCGTAGCATCTCCATGAGATTTAGCTCTTGGTCCATTAATAATTAAATCTACTTTTTTCAATGCTTCACTACGTTGCATTATTGTCTCCTTCATAATAGCTTAGAATTTTTGCATCAATTTCTTTTTTATTCCACAAATAATTTAACCAACATGCGGCTTTGTATTTATTCCAACTAAAATCCATAGGTCTAACAAACTGACCAAGTTGTGCCAAAGCATCTCTTTGTTTCATGCTCACACCTTGATTCAACCATCTCTTTCCTTTCTTTGATCCATCACCATCTTCAATGCCTCTAAGGAAGTCATCAGCAGATGCAATGGCTTGTTCCTTTGTTCCAACGCTAATAACTCTTAAACGACCTTTGTTACGCTTTACAAGAGCCACAGATAGGTCGTCTAAATGTGCAACCAAACTAAATCCATTAAAGCCACTTGCCATCATACATCTATTATTTTCAAACAAGTCAAGCCATCTAAATGGTGATCTATCAATGAGATCAACCTCTGTCATGGTAAAGTTTTCAAGAACCTCTCTGTCTTGTGTTCCAAACTCATAGCCACAAATAGGACATTCTCTTGATGACAATGGTATTTCAGATTGACACTCTGGGCAGTTTTTAAGTGGCGTTGCTCCATTTACGTTTGCTTGAGCACCATCAAGGTCAACGCCCTCATCAAGTGATCCATGTGTAAGAACGCTTGTGCCAAAATCTAAGACGATACAATCTTTCTTAATTACTCCAGGGTATTCTTCTTGACTGATTGTTCTAAGACCACGGCCAATCATCTGTACCATCGTTGATTTATATGAACATGGTCTTGTAAGAACAATGCAACTAATGGGCGGTGCATCAAATCCCTCGGTCAACACGGCAACATTAACAACTACTTGCACATCACCATGCTCTAAATCATGTAATATTTCTTTACGTTGTTCGCTTGGTGTATCACCAGTTACAATCTCTGCTCGGATATTTTTCTTTCTAAATTCATCGCATACATCTTGTGCATGAGTAATTGTGCTACAAAAAACAACTGTCTTTCTATCGCCAGATTTATCTTGCCATTCCTCAACAATCTTTTCGTTGATGGCACGTTTGTTCATAATCTTTTCAACTTCTGACATATCGAAATCAGTTACTGTCTTACGAACATTTTGTAAATCTTTCTGCACACCCACATCAACAACATATGTTTTTGGTGGCACTAAAAAGCCCTCTCTAATTAATGTGTTAATCTCAATCTGATGTGAGCAGTTTGTAAATACTTTCTTCAAACCTTTTCTGTCACCACGATTGGGCGTTGCAGTAAAACCAACAATCTCTACTGATTCATTTGCTTGTTTAACTTTGTCAATGATACGCATGTATGTATCTGCTACTGCATGATGACTTTCATCTACCACAACTAAGTCGAAGTGATTAATGTTATTCAAATTGTTTTCTCTTGATAATGTTTGCACCATGCTAAATATTGTATTGCCAGACCAGTCTTTTTCTGTACCATCAACAATACTAGTTGTAATATTGGGATTAACCCTAGAAAACTTAGTTCTATTCTGTCTTACTAACTCATCTCTATGTTGCAGAATAAGAACCTTGTTACCTACTTTGTATCTCTTGCCAACCAAGGCAGATAACATAATTGTTTTGCCTGCACCAGTTGGTGCGACAACAATAGTATTCTTATGTTTGTCTAATGCAGTTGATGCGTCGTCTACTGCTACTTCTTGGTATGGTCTTAAAATCATGTTTGTTCCTTATATAATGGGTAGCTTTGCGGCATCGGTGCTACCCAAACCGACTCTAGCAGACGAGAAAGCAGTCCTGCCGCTAGAAACCTAGAAACCTACTTCTTTGCCCAAGGTGGTAATGGACTATTACCATTAGGTTGTTGAGGTTGTTGGTTGTTAGTTTTAGGTGCTTGTGCAGAACCAATATACTCATTGCTATTTACAGCAAGAGCAACCATCATCTTATTCTTATCTGCATAGCCATTAGTGCCTTTTTCAACGGCTACTTTGACACAAAACTCTGCACCATCAAGCACGTTTAAGTCATTTACTTTTCTCTTCATGGCAGCCTCTGGTGAGGTGTCATTTGGATCAAGACCAAAAGTGCTATTAATAATATCTCTAAAAGTTCTGATGCCAATTTCTTTACACCAAGGCATACCACTTTCAGGATTAATCTTGCCACCATCAACCATGATATTTTGCCAAAACTTACGCTTATCATACTTGCCACCAACCACAGTAAACTCACATTCAAGCCACTTAGTGCCAGTTTGACCTTGCTTAAACATAGGTTGTGTTGAGTAATCAGGGATAACTTCAGGACCCCTTTTCATAGTTAAGATAACACGAGCTACAGTGCCAGCAGGAATTAACTCAAAATCTCCTCCACCGCCACCACCAGTTGGGACTTCATTAAAATCAATCATTTAGTATCTCCTTTTTCGCTAGATTTGATTGCATTAGGGTCAACGAAGTTTAAATCCCTTTCTCCGCTTGACCTACCACTAATTTTTGCCAATAGCTTACCAAGGTGTGGTTCCTCAA